GACCCGCTCAGACGTTATGTCGAGGAACCTGATGAGGCGATGATGCAACGACAGTTCAAAGGGATTGAGTTGCCTAGCGACCCGCCGTTGGTGGCTTGTTGTCCCATCAAGGCTAATTACGGCATTATGATTCATGCGGGTTATGATCTCAAGCTGTTCAACCTTGTTAAAGGTATGTACTACCACGAAACGTCGATCGTGTTCGGAACGATGATTGCGGATGCGTCAATGCTGACTGGTGTGAGCGGTTTTCTCCCAGAGTTGGGATGTCATTGGCGTAAAGTGTATAGGAACGGGGGTCAGGCGCCTGAGGAGAAATCCTTGAAAGGTCGGCTGGCCTGGGCTTCGGGCACGAGGTGGAGGATCGAGTTCTCCTTCGACGATGATTGCACGTATGGTTACTCGCACGATTGGTCGACCATCAGAGACTATCTGATGCAGACCACGGTGCGTTTCAAGGACGCTGCTTTCAGGATCGAACGCGAGAAGTACAGGGGAGGTACCTTGTATTACAAAGTTACTCGAGTGACTACCTTTAGTTTGACGTCCCCCGAGCGTTTTATCCATAACGCCTGGCTAACCCACCTCAAGGATACTTACGTGCTCAAAGTACCCATCTATTCCCCGTGGGTTCATAAAGGCAGAACTTATGGTTTGAGGTATGAGCGGAGGTTCTATCCGGTCAAATTTATTGACTCAGTTGTCAATTCTGCCATGAGAAGCCTAAAAAGAGCTTCCACGAAGCAGGACCATGAGAAGAATCTTAACATAATTCAGACTTTTGTTAACAGCATGAGTATGAATGTGATTGTAAGTGGTGCCACCATATCGAGGCGTGAGGCCATTGGTTGTTCCGAGTTCACGGAACTCTCCTTGTGTCTGTACATGTTTGTACTGGTGCAGCAGAAGAAAATGGACTGCTGTATCAGCCACGTGAGTGGTTCCTGGAAGGTGCTCGACGCTGTTGCGGTCATTAATGATGCGCTCAGCGTTATGTCGGAGGTTGCACCGTGGGTCAAGGAAGATATCGTTCGGACTGATTGGATAACGAAACCGGACCTGATGTTACGTCTTAATAAGTTCGTGCATTGGGATGAGGCGCAAAAGGCGAGGGCCAATAGGTTCTTCGTCGAAGAGGTCAAGCTCGCTGCTTCATGGAGTTCCGCCTGGAAAGGCGGCGGTGATGATCTTTCCGATGTCGACACCGACGAGGGACCTCAAGAATTGAAGGTCTTGGAGAGTCTGCCTTATGAACCGACAATCAAGCCCAGCCCGTCAAATATGGGTTTGGACGTGATGGCGGTTGACTCGTGGAAGTTGGCGTACGATGTCGCCAACAACCGTGAAGTAGCTGAGGAGCCTGAGCGAGACGTGTCAAGCGACCTTGAGCGTGAAGCTATACAAAATAAGCTGAATGAGTTGAGGAACTTGACTACCGTCGACCTGTCGTCCGAAGAGATTGTCCGCGAACCTGCTGGATTTTCTGAACGGTACGATGGAGTCAGTTCTCTGACCCAGCCTTTGCTACCATCTGTGGTGAGGGAAAAGACGCAAGCGGCTTCCACGTTTCTTTCAAACATGACGGGTAAATTAATGGCGGTTTTCAGGGATGAGGACGCTGTTGAGAAGCCCGAATTTCCTAGGGAGAGATTCTCTTACCTTAAGGAAAACATTGATGAGGAGGTGGATGAGCCAACTGTCGGTGGAGTCGTCGTTGGTGATCCTTCTGATGTTTTGAGTGACAACGACGTGAGTTTCCCCGACGTTGGAAATGATTACTCGTCCGCAAGTGTCGAATACTTGTATTACTTGTCGAAGGAGTTCAGTAACACGACCTCTAACATGAGGGCTGTGTACGAGGCTCTGGAGAACGAGATACATTTCGCCAGCACGTATTCGGAGAGCCCCAAGAACTGGGGAATATACGATTGTGATGCTGGTAAGTGGCTTTTGAGGCCTCTCATGCCGGATCATCAATATTGCTACACCGGTGAGGGTTTTAAGCTCATCGATTGGAAGACCAATCTTTTGAGTGGTAAATACCCCACAGTTGTGGGCGACGACAGACTCATCATCATGAATGATGATTGCAGGCTGCTTAATAATAAGCTGATACTTGATGCTTGCAAGTCACATGTGGTGAGGACTGACCCGCACATACTGTTAGTTGATGGCGTGACTGGATGTGGTAAAACCACTGATATAGTTTCGAAGTCATCGCAGATCAAGGATTCTCTGTTGATTCTTAGTGTGTGTAGGTCCAACATCGACGAATTGAGGGTTAAATTACCCTCTATGTCGAAGAGGAGATTGAGGACGATAGATTCGTACCTTCTCCGAAATCGGTGTAAGGCAGACATGTTGTTCGTCGACGAGGCTTTCTTAACGCATCCTGGTGCGGTGATGTTATGTGCCAGTTTGAGTGAGTGCAAGCGAATGGTTCTGTTCGGAGATTCCGAGCAGATATCATTTGTCAATAGAATACCAGGGTTTCCTCTGACATACGACGATCTCAACTACTTCGAGTTTCAGACCGAAGTGAGAGAACTGTCGTACAGAGTTCCTCAAGATGTGGCAGCGGCTTTCAAGGCCGTTAAGATGTACAGAAGGAAGAATTTTCGCACGGCTTCAAGTGTCGTGCAGTCAGTGAAACTCATGAAAATTTCTTCTGAGTCCTCGGTACCTCAGGTGGTTGAGGCCCTGTATCTTTGTCACACTAAGGCGGAGGTCAATGGCTTGAGAGTCCATTTTGCAAAGGTGGGCTTCTTTCCCACGATATTGACTGCTGCCGAGTATGTGAAGACCACGCATTGCGCTCAGGGTGTTACCGTCGAGGAGGTAATTTTCGTGAGGACTAATAAGTTCGATATGGATCTTTGTACCGAATCGAAGAGGGAGTACACCCTTGTTGCGATGTCGAGGCATTTGAAGAGGTTCACCTACTGTACCAGAGTGTTGGATGATCCCAAGGATTTCATGCTGCGAGTGGTGAAATTAGCCATAAACAGCGTGGTCTCCTCTTCAGTGACGACTGACGTTGTGAGGTTGAATTATGATCAACCCGCTTGTTTGTCGCATGATTTAGTGCCCGTGAAGGTATTGTCGGTGGCCCAAACCCACCTGGTCTCTGAGGAGGCCAAGTATGCTTCCGACATAAACTTCCCAAATAGCGCGGGAGGTACCATGTTGGTGGAGACGACCGATGATGTTGTCTCCGCCGTCTCTGGATTGTCCGGTGTCGGAGGAAAGTCTAGCATAGAAGATTTCGTCGAAGAGTGTCTGCCTGGTAACATCCAGTTTGAGGATGATGAGTTCGACGAGATCATCGGGTGCAGCGACTATGTGGCCGATATCGGCACGTGTATGGTGGACTTGCAATACACCGCGTTTCTCGAAGAGAAGAAGGGGTTTTGTGTGCCCCTTCTAAAGGTGGGTTCACAAAGTCGTGCTAAAAGCACGTTGAGGACCGTGTGCTCTGCTATCGAGAGTCGTAATGCTAACGTACCCACCACGACTGAGAGCATCAACGTAGAGGAATTGAGTGACCGCGTCGTTGAAAGGTTCTTTGAAGTCTTTGTTGATCCTACCAAACTTGGTAGGTTGCCTCCCGGTTTGGTGGGAACGTCTGACGAGTTTTGTCAGCGTTACAGAGACAAGACTGACGGTAAAATACCTGAACCTGACCAGTTGATCACTTCCTCGATGGATAAGTACCAGCACATGGTTAAGGGATCGAGGAAACCATGTCTTGATACGTCGCTTCAAACTGAAGTGAAAGCTCCCGCCACCATAACTTATCAGACGAAGGAAAAGACTCAGGTGGCTTCCTCGTTCTTCTTAAACATGACGGACAGATTATTGGCCGTTTTGAGGAGTAATGTGTGCGTGCCGCTTGGTGACTGCACGGACATAGGTGAGTGGTTGAGCGGTCGTTTCACTGGGATCGACAGGTTAAAATATTTGGAGATCGATTTCAAGAAATACGACAAAAGCCAGACTGAACTGCATCAAATGATACAGGACAAAATATGGTTGAAGCTCGGAGCCGACCCCATGTTCGTGGACATGTGGGCGAAGTCACACCACAAGAGCAAAATAAGAGACAGAGCCTGCGGTGTTTCGTTCACAGTGGATTGGCAGAGGAGGACTGGCGACAGCGCCACTTTCATTGCTAACACTGTTACTAACATGGCGATGACTGCTTATGTTTATCCTTTGCAGAATTGCAAGTTCTTCGTGGCAGCTGGAGACGACAATTTGACGGCCTTTTCGGGTGATATGGAGGGTGATACTTCGCTGTTCAGTTCAATGTTTAACATGACTGCGAAGATTATAAACCCTAGTATGCCATACATCTGTTCTAAGTTCCTCGTGCAAACTGATACGAGGATATATGCCGTGCCTGATCCCTTGAAACTCGCCATTAGATTGGGTCGTAAAGACATACCTTCGACGGAAGAGTCCTTAAAAGAAGTCTTTATTGGCGTGAAATCTGCCACTGAAGAACTTTTTAGAGGTGACGTCTTGGAGAGTGTTGTCACTATGGTGGGTCTGAGATATGGTGGTCGTCAGCTTAAACATGGTTTGGCGGCCATAGTGTCCATGAAACACTTTTTAAACAGCTTTAGTAATTTCAAAGAGCTGTTTACGATCCCTCACGACATTAAACCATCTGGAACCAAG